TCTCTAGCGAAGTCGAGCGCCAATATGATGACCAATTTGCGGTCACAGGTGCAAAAATCGGTGCTACCCTGAACGTCCGTAAACCCGGTCGTTTCATCGGTACTACTGGCCCTGCTTTGAACGTTGAAGACTTCAACGAGACAAGCGTCCCCGTAACTCTGTCCACTCAATTCCACGTTGACACACAGTTCACTAGCCAAGACTTGACCCTTTCGCTTGATTCGTTCAGCGACCGTGTGTTGAAACCCGCTATTGCTGCTATTGCCAACAAGATTGACTTTGACGGTCTGACTATGGCAAAAAACAACACTGCTAACATCGTTGGCACTGCTGGTACACCTCCAACTGGCCTTATCACCTACTTGACTGCTGGTGCATATTTGGACAGCGAAGGCGCACCTCGTGACGGTCGCCGTTCTTGCATCGTTGAACCCTTCACTGGCGCAACTATCGTTGACAGCCTAAAAGGTTTGTTTGTTCCTTCCGACAAAATCTCTTCTCAGTACAGCAATGGCCTGATGGGTAAAGATTCGGCTGGTATGAACTGGCGCATGGATCAAAACGTTATTTCACAAACTTTCGGTTCTTATGCAACCGCAACTTTGTCTTGCAATACCGTTACTGGTACAGGCTTCTTGACAACTGGCTGGTCAGGTACTTCTACCATTGCCTTGACCGCTGCTACTGCAACCGCTGGCTTAAAACAAGGTGACGTGATTCAGATTGCTGGCATTTATGCTGTCAACCCACAGAACCGCCAAGCCTACGGTAGCAACAAGTTGCGTAACTTTGTAGTAACCGCTGCTGTAACCGTGGCAACTTCCGGCACAACTTCTGTGACCGTTAGCCCTGCTGTGATTACCGGTGGTCAGTTCCAAAACGTTAACTTGGCTTCCACCAGTTCTACTGCTGTGGTCACCCCGTTTAACAACACTGGTACTGTGTCTGCACAGAACATCGTAATGCACAAAAACGCATTCACTTTGGCTTGCGCTGACCTTGAGTTGCCTAGCGGTGTCGTGTTTGCAGGTCGTTCTTCTGATAAAGAACTCGGCTTGTCAATGCGTATCGTTCGCCAATACACAATTAACAACGACAGTATTCCTACTCGTGTTGACGTGTTGTATGGCTGGGCTCCTTTGTACCCTGAACTCGCTTGCCGAGTAGCAGCCTAATGGTCTAGGGGGGTGTAAAAGCCCCCCGTTCTTAAACTCTTAAAGGAAAATATCATGGCAAATCCCGGCCCAGCAACCACAGTCACCGCAAACTACCTGTTTAATGGTGACGCAAGCAACGGCGTACAACTCGGTGGCTCTGCCACCAATTTGGTAGGCTTTCACGGCGCAACACCAGTTGTCCAAGCCGCAGCAATCGCTGTACCGACCGACTTAGCAACATCTATTGTTGCTATCACGGCAATCATCGCTGTATTGAAAAACAAGGGCTTAACAGCCTAAGTCGTATAGCAGCAATGACGAAAAGCCACTCTCAAAAGGGGTGGCTTTTTCTCTTTGCGGGTCTATAATTCACCAAACTTCCAAAGGACTGAAAAATGGTCAACGTCTCAGTTATTCGTGTGTCAGGTCGTACATACGCACTTGATTTAACATCGTCCGCTAGTGCTGCGCTTTTAATCGAAGCCACTACCAACGACCAAGCCAATTACGTTCATTTGCTAAACACTGGCACTGGCATCGCTGCGGTAGAGTTTTCTAACTCAAGCACTGTAACCACTCCAACCATTGCAAGCACTGGCAACAAAGGCTCTTATGTTTTGCCAGCAGGAATGAACTATCCATTGATTATTGCTGTGCCTAAAGCGCCGTTCTACATCAAAGCCATTAGTTCAGGTACGAATACACTCTACATCACTGCCGCACAAGCGGGTTAAAAGAGGGGCGCTATGTCCGAAAATAAAACCGCAGTTACCTCAACGGTTAACTTTGTACCCGTTCAGGGAACGTTTCAACCTGCGCCCGGCTTTGAGTTAATCTCATTGATTGGCCCTGCGGGAACGCCCTTTTATGCCAGTATTTCGCCTAATCAATCCGGCTTAAACATCACCAACAGCACGATTAACAGCACAACCATTGGGGCGACAAGCCCGTCAACGGCTGCTTTTACTGCTGGCACGGTGGCTGCTGCGCCTACGGCATCTATTGACATTGCGAACAAACAGTACGTTGACTATTACGCTGCTGGTTTAAGTTGGAAAGCGCCCGTCATTGTTGCGTCAACCACCAATATCGCAAGCTTTTCGGGGCTTTTGACAATTGACACGATAACGCTGGTGGCTGGTGACACGGTGCTGGTTAAAAACCAAACCAATGCGGCAAACAATGGCATTTATGTCGCATCGGCTGGCGCATGGACACGGTATATCGGCGCTGATGTATGGTCTGAATTTGTTGGCGCAATTGTCTTTGTTGTTGAAGGTTCGCAAGCGGGTTCGGCTTGGTTTTGCACGGCACAACCGGGCGGCACTTTAGGCACAACAGCAAATAATTGGTCAAACTTCTCGGTTTCGTCCACTTATACGGCTGGCACAGGGTTAACCCTAGCAGGTTCGCAATTCAGCATCACGCCTGTGGGAACTGCTGGAACTTACGGCGCAGCGTCAAGCGTCCCCGTCTTTGTGACCAACGCATCGGGTCAAGTCACATCCGTCACCAACACTTCAATTGCAATTGCAAATACGGCAGTTTCGGGACTTGGCACTATGTCAACCCAAAACGCCAATGCGGTGGCAATCACTGGCGGCACAATTAACGGCACAACGGTGGGAGCGACCACAGCAGCCGCAATTACTGGGACTACCATCACTGCCAACACGCAGTTTACAGGCGCAGGAACAGGGCTTACAGGCACAGCCAGCAGCCTTTCCATCGGTGGCAATGCGGCAACTGCTACATCGACAACCACTGCGACTAATCTTGCTGGCGGCGCTGCTGGTTCTTTGCCTTACCAAAGCGCAACCGCTACGACTGCAATGTTGGGGGCTGGCTCAAATGGTCAGGTCTTAACGCTTGCGGCTGGCGTACCGTCATGGGCAACGCCGACCACGGGAACAGTCACCTCGGTGGCAATTTCCGTTCCGGCATTCTTGTCGGTCACAGGCTCACCAATTACATCTAGCGGCACATTGGCGGTTTCGTATTCAGGCACAGCCTTACCACTGGCAAACGGTGGTTCGGGGCAGACTACGGCGCAATTGGCAATGAACGCCTTTGCTGGCGCAGTCACCAGCGGTTCGTATTTGCGGGGCAACGGCACAAATGTGGTTATGTCCACAATCCAAGCCGCCGATGTACCGACATTGAACCAAAACACATCGGGAACAGCGTCAAACGTTACTGGCGTTGTCGCTATTGCCAACGGCGGCACAAACAGCACTGCAACCGCAACTGCTGGTGGCATTGGTTACGGTACTGGAACGGCACACGCTTACACGGCGGTCGGTACAAGTGGCCAGGTTTTAACATCGGCTGGCGCTGGCGCACCCACATGGGCTACACCCGCAAATTACGCAACTGTAACGGATGACACTACAACTAACGCAACACGTTACCCGTTGTTTGCTGCTGTCACCACTGGCAATTTAACGGCTGAATTTACAAGTTCAACTAAGTATCAATTCAACCCGTCCACAGGCGCATTGACCACAACAAGCCTAACGCCTACCAACGCTTTGGGCATTGCTTACGGTGGCACGGGCGCAAACACTTTGGCTGGTGCGTCAATCGTTACTTACACGGGTTCTGAAACCCTTACCAACAAGACTTTAACCAACCCAACGGTTACAAACTATGTTGAAACAGTAGTTGCAATTGGTACAGTGACAACTGCATCTACTATTGCATTGACAAACGGCACGGTGCAAACTGCAACTTTGACAGCATCAACGGCTTGCACATTCACAATGCCAGCAAACGTAGCAGGAAAATCTTTTGTGCTTTTGCTTAAACAGGCAGCGGCTACTGGCAACGGTACGGCAACATTTACTTCGGTTAAATGGGGTACGGCTGGCGCACCAACAATTACTGCAACCGCTGGCAAGATGGACATTCTGACCTTTATTGCTGACGGTACAAACTGGTACGGTTCAATTGCCCAAGGGTATACCCCATAATGTTTGCCGCTAAAAACTTCCTTCTGACGGGAACTGCTGGGCCTATTATTGCGTCCTATTTAATTGTTGCTGGTGGCGGTGGCGGTGGTGGTTCTTTTAACTCTAATGTTGGTTCAGGTGGTGGTGGTGCAGGTGGGTTACTATCTAACACGGTAACTTTAGTTAATGGTACAACTTATACAATTACCGTTGGTGGCGGTGGTACAGGTGCGCCCGGTGGGGTAGGTAACACTGCTGGAACAAATGGAACAAATTCTGCGTTTAGTATTATTGGAACTGCTGCTGTTGGTGGTGGTTATGGGGCTTGGAATGTAGCCGCTGGTTCAGGCGGTTCAGGGGGCGGTGCAACTGACCTTACTTACGCTCCTTCTGCAACAGCAGGTTCAGGAACATCAGGACAAGGTAATGCTGGTGCTAACGCAACAATTGGTTTGGCCACAGGTTCTTATGGCGGTGGCGGCGGTGGCGCAGGTGCAGTAGGAGGCGGCGGTTCAGGCGTTCTTGCTGGTACTGGCGGTGTTGGCGTTGCATCGTTAATTTCAGGAACATCTACCTTTTATGCAGGTGGTGGCGGTGGCGGCAGTGGCAATGGCTCATCTACTGTTGGTGGGCCGGGCGGCAATGGCGGTGGTGGCACAGGTGGTTATAACGCTGTTGGCTCTGCCGGAACTGCAAACACTGGAGGTGGCGGTGGCGGTGCGGGTACTACAAGTGGTGGTAATAAAGCAGGCGGCAACGGCGGTTCAGGCGTAGTTATCATTTCTTATGCTGGCTCACAAAGATATACTGGTGGTACTGTTACATCTTCTGGTGGCAATACTATTCATACGTTTAACTCATCTAGTTCCTTAGTTCCAATTTAAGGAAAAACAATGTCGCACTTTGCAAAAATTGAAAATGGGATTGTCACTCTGGTCATTGTTGCCGAACAAGAGGTTATTGACTCTGGCATCTTTGGTCACGGCTGGGTACAGACCAGTTACAACACACACGGTGGCGTTCATGCAAACGGCGGCACTCCACTGCGTAAAAATTATGCTGGGATTGGCTACACCTACGACTCAGGCCGTGATGCGTTTATTGCACCGCAGCCATTTCCATCTTGGACAATAAACGAGACAACCTGCCTTTGGGATGCGCCAACGCCAATGCCCACTGATGGTAAATACACTTGGGACGAGGCAACATTATCTTGGGTAAGAAATGACAACGTTTGATTGGAAACTCTTACAAACTAGCGCAGCCAAAGGCGTTTTGAAAAGCGTCAATTACTTGGTGACTGCCAAAGAAGGCAACCATGAGGTGCAAAGCCAAGGCCATGCCGACATTGAAGGTAAGATTAACCTGCCTTTTACCGATATACGAGAAGCCGATATTCTGACTTGTTTGCAAGAAATGTATATGCAAGACGAGCCAAAATCATTAAAATCACGCTTACAAGAGCAACTTGACTATCTAAAAACGGATGTAAACACGGACTTGCCTTGGCAAAATCAGGTTTTCAGCGTTAAATTTTAAGAATCTGCCATGACTACACCCTATGACATTGTTAGCCGAGCGTTAAAAGACATTGGGGCTTTAGAGGCTGGAGAATCCCCGTCAGCAGATGCAGCGCAAGACGCACTTGACCTGCTAAACGATATGTGCGCCCAATGGTCAAACGAAAACATGATGGTCTTTTACAAGTCCGAAATCATTTTTCAGACCGTACAGAATACCGTTCAATACACACTTGGCCCAAGCGGGTCAGTCGGCGCAACATTTACAGGCTCAATCTCAGGCACAACCCTCACTATTCCGTTTAATGGCGTAATCACTGGCGGTGTAAATATCGGAATGACGCTGACAGGCACAGGCGTGACCGCAGGAACGACCATTGTGGCCTTTAATACGGGCGCTGGCGGCAATGTGAACGAGGCTGGTACTTATACCGTCAACTTGCCCCAAACGGTTGCCAACACCACTATTTCGGCTTATTACGAGCGACCACTGTCAATTGATTCGGCTTTTGTGCGGGTGGCTACTCAGCAAAGCGGCTCAAACATTGCGGGTGGCTACTTAGATTACCCCGTTGCAATCCTTGACCTACAATCTTACGAATCCCTTGGTATTAAGCAATTGAATGGCCCGTGGGCAAAAATGGTGTACTACCAGCCAAGCGAAACATTGGGAACGCTTTATGTTTTCCCTAATCCATCGCAGGGCGAACTCCACCTGTTCACCAATACCATTTTCCGTCAGTTTAATTCGCTGTACAGCACCATAACCTTGCCGCAAGGCTACAACATGGCGCTTCGCTGGTGTTTGGCTGAAAGAATGATGCCGATGTATGGGAAATCATCGCCAACGCAAATTTCCATGATTAACGCCTTTGCAGCGCAATCTAAAGCCACAATCAAACGCATGAATATGCAGCCGCCTCAAGTGGCTCGTTACCCTGACGTTCTAATGATTGGACGGGCTAAAGATGCTGGCTTCATTATGGACGGCGGATTCCGATAATGGCTGACTTTGGCTTTGTTGGCCCATCGTATGAAGCACCAAGCATTTACCAAGATGCCCAAGAGTGCATTAATTGGTTTCCCGAAATTGACCCATTAAAGCAGCCCGGAGACCGTGGCGTGGTGGCGCTGTACCCCACACCCGGCTTATCGTCTTTGGTATTATTCCAAAACCAAGCCGAAGTGCGGGGCATGGTTACGCTTTCGGGCGGCAATGTCATGGTGGCGGTGTGTGGGCAGTATGTTTACGCCATAACCAGCAACTTTATTCCCACAATGGTGGGGCAGCTAAACACCACAACTGGGCGGGTGGGTATCACTGACAACGGCGTAAACGTCTATATTGTGGATGGAACAAGCCGCTACACATGGCGCATTTCTAGCCCGTCTTCTGCGGTGTTTACAGCCTCCACCAGCGGAACAACGCTGACCGTCACGGCAATCACAAACGGCTCTTTGGCGGTTGGTCAAGTGCTTTTTGGTGTGGGTATTGCCCAAGAAACAGTAATCACTGCTTTAGGTACAGGTTCGGGCGGCATTGGAACTTACACAATCAATGTTTCGCAAACTGTCGGCAGTGAGCAAATGAACTCGGCTACCGCTGGCGCAATTATTACCGCTTCAATGTCGGGAACTACCTTAACGGTGACGGGCGTTACTTCGGGAACGCTTTATCCCGGTCAGACTATCCAAGGCGCAAGCGTTACAGTTAATACAATTATTACCGCCCTTGGCCTTAACTCGGTTATTTCAACGGCTATCACGGCTGGCGGCACGGGTTACGCAGTAAACGACACTATCACGGTTGTTGGTGGATTGGCAATTTTAGCCGCTACTTACACGGTGGCAACTGTGGCGGCTGGCGTGGTAACTGGATTAACCGTAGTCACTCCGGGCAACTATTCAACTGCGCCCGGTACACCATCGACCACTACAACCAGCGGCAACGGAACAGGGTTAACCCTAACGCTGACATTTGGCACGGGTTCGGGCAATACGGGCAATTACCCAATAAACTTTTCGCAAACCGTGGCTTCCCGCACAATGTATGCGCTGAATTTCTCTGTTTTGCCTTCTACCGATGGCGCTTTTACTGGCGGCACAAACGTGGACATTGTGGACAACTATTTTGTCTATAACCGCCCCGGCACACAGCAGTTTGGCGCATCGGGTGTTCTTTCGCCTATTTCGTCAGGCTTGAGTTTTTCCAGCAAAGACGGTGCGCCTGATAACTTGGTTACATTGATTGTTGACCATCGTGAAATTTACCTGCTTGGCGAGACTTCAAGCGAAGTATGGGTTGACCAAGGCACGTTCCCATTTCCTTTTACTCGTATCCCCGGCACATCTACTCAACAAGGTATTGCGGCGGCTGCAAGCGTTTCTCGGCTTGGTAATTCCTTTGCTTACCTTTCCAAGAATAACCGTGGTACAGCACAAATTGTGCAGATGAACGGCTATGTCCCGCAAAGAATTTCAAACCATGCAGTAGAAAATAGCCTGACAGGTCAAACAATATCCAACGCTGTGGCTTGGACTTACCAATTAGAAGGCCATGAAATTTACGTTATCAGTTTCCCGTCAATTCAATTGACATGGGCTTATGACATTTCTACTGGTATGTGGCACAAGTGGCTTTACACCAACAATCTAGGCCAATACGAGCGTTGCAGGGGCAATTGCGCCGCCGTTTTCCAAGGTTATGTATTGGTGGGCGACTATTCCAACGGCAAGATTTACCACTTGGACAAGAACATTTACACCGATGACGGGCAGTTAGTACGCCGCTTGCGCCGTGCGCCTCACTTAGTAAATGACTTCCAGCGGCAGTATTTTCAAGAATTGCAAATTCAATTCCAGCCCGGCGTTGGCTTGGATGTAGGCCAAGGCCAAAACCCTCAAGCAATGTTGCGCTGGTCTAATGACGGCGGTTCAACTTATTCAAATGAGCATTGGACTTCTATCGGTTTAGTGGGAAAATACCAAAACCGAGCAATTTGGAGACGTTTGGGCATGGCACGAGACAGAATCTTTGAAGTTGTAGTCACTGACCCAGTTAAATGCGTCATTGTGTCCGCCAACCTTAAAGGCGAGGCGGGAGAAAACTAATGG